CCAGGCTCTTGAGCCTCTAGTTCTTCCAACTTAGACTGCTGCTCTAACCCACTCATATTAAATAGGCTAGGATGATCGCTTTTGAATATAGTGCTTTTTCCACCCCTTAAAGCTTTAAGATCATCCTCTGTAATATCAGAATCAATTAAAGCTTGTATATTCTTTTTAGCAATGACAAGTTTTTCTATATCAGTTGATACAGTCTCAACATCCCTGTCTTTTATTCTAAAGTATTGCTTCTCCTCACCTGGCTCAAAGTCTGACAAGCCAGTATAAAGATTAATATTTTTTTCACTGTTGCTCCATAAATCTCCCACCTCTTCCATGAGAACAGACCTTTGTTTAACAAGCTCATCGGTAAGATCTTTTTCTTCAACCCTTAACCTTTTTTGTCTTTGGTTAAACGTCTCAAACTCAGGGACTTTCATCTCCATAATATTGCCTCGGCTATCTACCTTAGGTTTAGGCGCTCTAATATTATATTTAACCCCATCTCTAATAACATACATATCTTCCATGAGATTTGGAGCTTCGCCATTACCTGTTAGTTTAGCATATAAATTTTTAAAGTGCCAATAGTCATTTACCTTAATAGAGTTTTGAAACACATTAGAGATAACGTCAATCCCATCAGCCCTTGTGCGCGACAGGACTCTTGTAAAAAATATTTCTCCACCCCCGTCAGACAGAAGTTCCCAGGTATTTTTAGGTTTAGCTCTTCTTGAAGCTACATCAGCCGTAGGCGCGACAGAATCTTGATCAACAGAGGGGTCTGCTTCTATCTCCATTTCCTTACCAAACTTAGAAGCTTCTCTAAACTTTTCAGCCATGTCTAATAAAGAGTCGTTAAAGTTTATTACATTAGACGGAAGCTGTCCTGCTCGGATCTTACCTCTAAATAAGTTTTTAATCGCTTCAAATATTCTAGCTATAAATCCTTTATCTCTAGGTTTGCCAAAATTATTTGGAGCTTCAGCATAGTTTACTAAAAATCCTATAATAACTTCTTCTTCAAAAACACCTTGATTTTGAGACTGATAGTCGTCAACTCTTTGTGCAATTAAGTTTCCAACAACTCTATTAGGGTTGGTTATAGATGAGTCTTTTATAGGTCTTCCATTTTGACCAACTTTATAACCACCTAAAACTAAAAGCTCATTGTATATTCTTCCTCTTGTATTTGGGTCTTGAGCTAACAGAGGTATAAGGAGAACGTGAGCTATTTCTTCCATTGCATCCCTACCCTCAGCATTAGGATTAAGTAATATCTCGTAACTACCATCAGCTTTTTTAAACACCTTACCATAGGTAACAGCATCATCCTTTAAGTCAAGCTCTAAAACGGCTCTCATTCTTGCAGAACTATTGTAAAAATCTTCTTCGCTGCTGAATGTTTTTATAGTGGTGTTTGTTCCAGCAAGAGAAGTTCTAAATGCTTTGTTTAAATTATTAACAGTTCTTGCAACTTCAACCTGCCTTCTTGTCATATCAGGAGTAATCGGGATTATATCACCCTCTTGACCTAATGTGTACTCAGCTGAAGGCTGTGCTACTGGTTGCTCTGGTTGAGGCGCTTGTTCTTGAGCTGCTTCCTCTTGAGTTTGCTGGCCCTGCATATCTTGAATAGCCTCAACGGAAACTCTTCTACCTTTCTCTAAGTTGTCAAGGATGTCAACCCATGTTCCTTTTTCTATTCCAGCTTCATATGCAATCTTTCTAGCTTGAGACTGCAGACTACTGTGCGAAGTAATATATTTACCAGCATTTTTTGGGTCAGATTTTGCTTTTTTTCTTTGCTCTTGAGCTAAATCTAAAAGCCTGTAAATTTCTTGCAAAGCTTCTGCGTCTTGAAAGTCTGGCAAAGATTCTGATGGGGTTTCCGTATGTCCTGTTACATCTGGATCTTGATTAATTAACTCCTCAATAGCAACACCTGTCCTCAATCCGTATAGTTTATCTACGTTTGGATTTGTTTTACCAGCCTCTAATACTTCTTCTTCAGTCATAACTGAAGTTTCTACATCTGACTTAAGCTTATATATTCTTTTAAACTCTTCTGTTAAAGCAGCTTTATCTTTGCCTTTTGCATTATTAATTTTATCTCTAAGAAGAGACAAATCCTGATTATATTTTAAAACTTCTTTTTGTTGTTCTTCCGATAGTCTATCGTAAGTAGTATACCCAATAGAGTGTAGCTTACGTAGTTTGTCTTGCTGCTTCAGTAAATCAACTCTTAATTCTTTTCTTTTAGATCCATCAGGAAGTTGATCAATTCTATCTTGAAGTGCGTTAATTACAGCTTCTTGTTTTTCAATGCTTTTAATGTATTGAGAGTGACCTATATTACTAGCAAGGTTGCCTAAACTTACTCCACCAGCCCCCATAACACCGCCTAATACAAACCCATCAGCTACTGCATAAGGATTAAAGTCATGCCTCATTGTTTGATTATTAGCAAGAGAGTATAGATTCTCTATTGACTCTTGAAACAAACCTTGAAAACCTTCTTCTAGAGCCTCTGATCTCATCCCTTTAAAAATAGAAGCGGAGGCATCTTTGGATGTTATGTCTTTAACCGCTTGCTTTAATCTAGACTCAGTAGCAATAGCAATTTTTGTAGGTTTCTTTATAAACGATTTTGCAACTGTAGACTCCATGCCACGAAATATTCTAGCCAGTGCAACTTCACTTACGCCAACCAGCAAGGCTAAAGATTTTTTTTCAACACTAGACAAGTCAGATCTATTTTCATTTAAGTTTCTAAGCATTGACGATGTGCCTCTTGCTCCTAAGGTTGTAAGATATGCTGCTTGAGCTCTGTTAGCTCTTTTAGCTAGCGTTCTTGCACTCATAGTAACTCCTTTTCTAGCAACAGTCGCAGTTCCTACGGTTCCTATGGCTGCAACTACGTCTGGAGCAAGTTCAATTGTACTAGAAAGAAGCGTAGCAAATGCTTGACCTATATTTTCTTGTGTCGGGTTTTGCATCATTTCACTCCAAACTTCAGTAACTCCCATTTGTTTAGATCTCTCGCTAACTCCAAGAATATTCTTACTGGCATCCCGCATTCCCTCTACGTAAGAATTTCTTTTATCTAAAAATCTTCTAAATCTGTTGCTATCAACGCCTAAGTATTCATTTGCAACAGTACCAAGACCTACAAGAGTATCAGCACCCCAAGCTAATGTAGAATTTACAAGCGCAGACAGGCCCCTACCAACGCCCTCAACAGGAGCAAAAACTGCAGAAGTTTCTCCGACTTTATCTAAATAATACTCATCTGAATCTAATATATTAGAACCATTTTCAAAAGCTTGATCAATTCCAGTTCTTCTCTCTATGTCAGAATAAATAAAGCTTAAATCTGAAGGAGACTGATAATCAAAAACTTCTTGAAAACCGAGTGCAGAATTTATTTTATTTTGAATTTCAACTTGAGATTTAAGTTTTTCTGAACTTGATTCCCTCACACTCAAAAGACCTTGCAAGGTTGCATTAAAATCCTCATCACTATATAAAGCGCTTGGAGGCTTATAAAAATCGTTAGTTAAACCTTGACCACCTGAACTTAAATTTGCATCTTTTGATTCAGCATCCTGTTCTAAATTTGCACTATATACAGATGTAACAACTCCATTGTTTGCTAAAAACTCATTATACATATCTAAATCTCCAGTCTTTATAAACTCACCTGACTGTAATTCTTGTATGTATTGGTCTGCTTTTGTTTTGTTTAAAAAAGCATTCCTAAAATTAATATCTGATTCAACTAAAAAGTCTTCATACTGATACTCATCAAACACTTTTTCCCTAGCCTCTTGTGTTTTTTGCTGTATACGAAACTCTCTTAACTCCTCTAAAGCTTTTTTTCTTTCTTCCTCTTGCGTTTGTTTTGCTGTCTCTATTCTGTCAGTTAAGTTAAGCTCAATCATGTTAGAATCATACCCTTGGGCATTAGCAAGCCTTGCCATTTCATTAGCATTATACCCTCTTCTTTCGTATGAATCTAAAAGAAAGTTTAAATCATCCTCTTGGTACTGCTGATTGTTATTAGCTAATGGATCGTTTTGATTCAATTCGTCCTGCATATTATAGTGTTTTTGCTATATTAGATGTACCTGCTTAAAAGTTCCTGTTCTTCTTCTGTTCGATCTTCACTATTTTTAGCTAATATTTTATTAACTTCCTTTATCTCTTCAGCTTTTTCCTCAGGGTCGTAAATAATTAAGCTGTCATTAGCTACGTAGAAAACTTTATTATCTTCAAGAGCTTTTGTTATTTTTTCTTTTTCTTGTTCAGGGTTGGGGTGAGATTCAAGATAGTTAATAATATCCGCAAGATCATTATTAACATTAATTTCTAATGAATTTTCATCAAGCTTAGATGCTGCCTCAAGAGCTGATTCAATCCTCCTTTGAAAAGCTAATTCAGCAGCGCCTTCAGCAGCACCTTCAGCAATAGGAGCTTCTTCTACTGGCTGAGGAGATATAATGTTTTTAACTATACCACCTTCAATTACGCTGTCAATAGCTTGATTAATTTGCTTTCTCATTCTTGGGTAAGCGCCCCCTCCTATAAGCTCAGCAGCTTTTTGAAGCGATGGACCACCTACTGCAGACACATCAAAACCAAACTGTTTAAGAGCTCCTTCAAGCTCAGGAGAGGTCAAAATAACATTTATTTCATCACTGCTTAATTCATTATCAAGCTTTCTAGTTAAAACATCTTTTGCGTAGTTTTTCATTTCTTCGCCATGTCTTAACTCAAAGGCTCCTCGATCTCCAAAAGACTCTCTTCCTCCCGATATTCTTTGGCCCCAAATATTAAACTCTGGAGCCTGTTCTCCTGGAGCTCTGTAAAACTGCTTGTCTTTATCGGAAAGTTGATTGTAAAATAATTGATATTGAGCGTCTCTAATTTTTTCAGCTTCGTTTTTTTCTGTTATCTTATTTTCAGCCTGCATCTCTTCAATGTCTTTTATGGCCTCTTTATTTACTGCTTCAACATTAATATTTGGATTATCAGCTTCTTTAAGCTCTGCATCTATTTTTTCTTGCTCTTGTCTAAGTCTTGCTCGATCAGCTTTTTCTTGAGCTATTATTTCACTTCTTTCTTTTAATCTGTTTTGTGATTCTACAATAAGTTGATTGTAAGCACTGTTGTATTCTATTAAAGCTCTGTTAATGTCATCAATACGTGGGTCTACATCTCCAGCATCATTGAGAGATTGAGGAGTAGTTAAGTTAATTCTTGTTCGTATAGTTCCGCCTTTTGAAGCACCAGGCGTGCCTGGAGGAACTACTTTATATTCACCAGCTGCGTCCTTCTTTACAAACTCTACCTCCTCTATAATAGCATACCTATCACCATTGTCTCCAGCAGCAATGGATACAATTTTATAATCACCGTATTGACCTCCAGTCATTTCTATTGGCGATATACCTCTAGAAAGACCCATATAATCTATAAGCTCTCCTTCTGCAGTTCCTATTGGATCTTCATCGCTATAAGTAACAGCGTCAGGATCTCTGTCTCTACCCTCTACATCAAGATTCTGTTCTGGGGCAGGACCAGTAAGAGAAAAGTCTTGAGGTGATCCAGTAAACATATCCTTTCCATCAGACCTTTTGTTTCCATCGGTTGTAGTTTCCTGTGACCCAAATGTAGCAGACTTAATAAACTCTTGTTTAGATTTATTTATAGCGTCTTCAATTAAAATCTTTTTATTCCCTTCTAAAGTACCTTCTTGATAACCTTTAATATCTTCATTTGTAATATTAACACTAGCATTAGCTTTAATCATGTCCCTTTGGAACTTGGTATTATTTAATATTTCATTATCAAAATACTCAGCGCTAGACTCCTCAATAGTAAAGTTTGTCCTGCTCTGCATAACCTGTATGTCTTCCTTATTATTTTTGATATAATCAAATATTGTTGTAGTGTCTTCTACAAGAGCTGGCATAAATGTTTGATTACCAACTTGTCTATCTTGCATTTCTACTATAGGCATCTCATCACCTACGATATGATCTCCATTATCTTGGTACGTAAGTGTTCTTGCTACAAGTACGCCATTTTCATTTACACGCACGCTATTAGGTGCATACCCACCCATCTGTCTAAATGATAATGTTTTTTGAGCCTGATCAAATGGATCAACATTAGGATCGTACTTCATCCCTTGGTCTTCAAATGGGTTTTCTATCCCTTGGGTCTGGTTGTATACCATGTCTCTGTACGTAGTGCCTGTACCGTCAGCTGCGCTTGTGCCGTAAGTTTCTGTGTAGAAATTTGTAAACCCAGAAATAAGAGAGTTAAGCTGTGCTACATCTTTTTGATACTGCACAGGGTCATTAGTATACGCTCCGCTTTCATAGTTATTGTATATGTAATCACGATATACCTGGACAGCCTCTCTATCTCCGTCATACATCTCACCCAATGTAGTCCCATAAACCGCTTTAGCGGCTTCATGATCTCTTTGCTGTTTAGCTAGAACCTGTTGCTTAGCAGCAACGACCATGCTCTCTAAATCCTTTTGAGAGTCTGCTATCTCTTGCTGGTAAGTGCTTAATATACCACCTTGCCCTGTTGCGCCTTGTACGTTGTAATCCTCTGAGCTATACGTAGCTAATTCTGGAGTGTATCTATTTGATCTTCTAGTTCCGTTAGACATTATGCTTCGTCTTGAAATTGAGGCTGGCTAAGAAGTTTTCTCATAAACATCATGAGCATTTCCTCATCACCTCTGTTAGTTAATTCTTCTATAATTGCTACGTGCTCATCATTAAATATAAGAGCCTCTTGTCCTGTCATTTCTCCTTCTTTAATACCTGTCTCTTCATCAATGATTGCTTTCTTGTTTGTTTCGTGGCTAAACTCTCCATCAGTAACCAGCATATCTCCTCCGTCGCGGAACTCATATCTACCGCCTGCAGCAAACTCAAATCCTTCTTCTTCTTCAAATTGAGTTGGATCAGAGTATCCTTGTGATTCAGCGTAAGCTTGGTCAGCAGCTAACTCCTGTTGGTCTGGAGTAAGACCACTAAGAGTGTTTCCTGTTGTGTATTGAGCTAGTTGACCTTGCGCTTTAGCTTGGGCTCCTGCACCCTCAAGTAAACCTGCACCACCACCAGCTTTAGTAAGACCAAGAGCACCCATAGCTCCTTGAGCAATACCACCAATAATGGCTTGTCTTTTTTGTCTATCTGCTTCAAGCTCTGCATCTTCAGCAGCTCTTTGACCTAGCTGCGCAGCTCTAGCCATTTGATCTGCTTGACTAAATTCTGCAGCAGCCTGTATATTAAATGCACGAGTATTTGCTTGGTCTATGGCTTGCTCCTGCTTACCTAGACTTTCAATAGCAGAAGCCCTACCTGTTAATCCAGCAATAGCATCTTTTCTAGCTTGATCTCCAAATAAATCAACAGCGCCTGCAATATTACCTCCTTGCAGATTTGCACTTGCTAAAGCCTGCTCTCTAGATTCTGCAGCTACATCTTCAGCAGCCCTAGACATCTTAGTATCAAAAGCTTCTGTCAATCTGTTAGACATCTTAAATTCTTCAGGCTGGAATCTTAAATTACCTTGCTCAATCATACGCATTCTTTTTGCAGCTTCTGCTGCATCTTCACTAGCTCTTTCTCCAGCTCTTTCTGCTGCTTCTTTTGCAGCGTTTGCGGCGCTGACTCCTTTACCTATAGCAACTGCGGCTTGACCTGCGACTAAAAGCAAGGGTATAAACGCGTGGTTTACATCCCCTGCGCCTGCTATATTTAATAAGATATAATCTAACATGTGCGTATTTTTACAAAGTTACAAAATTATGAGCTAGTATCTAGTTTAGAACCTGAAACTTCTAAGTTTACTGAATATAGCTCAGCTTCTGCTTGTGAATTATTTAATAACATTACCGTTGCGTATTTATCTCTAAGGCTGTCCCCGTGCGTTGCTGAGTTACCTACGTGAAGTATTGTTGATCCTATTGGGATTGGGTTGTTAACTAATATTGCACCTTGAGCAAGATTAAAAGTGTATGTTATTGTGTGACCATCTATTTTTTCAACAGGAGTAAGATCAATGTTTTCTAATATGCTACCGTTAGACACAACTTTCGCAATTGTGCCATCCCCTAAAGCAAGTGAAGTAGACACTGGAGAAACAAATTTAATGTTTATAGAACTAAGAGATTCAATTAAAGTTTCTTCAACAACACCTATTGATTTAACATTAGAGGTAGAAAGACTTTTAGATCTAGGCATAGAAGCATACCTCGTCCCTTCATAATTAGTAAACGTAGGTATAGTAGCAGTTTCAGTATTTGTTTTAACAATAGCTGGCCAATCGTAATAACTTTCCAAACCTAAAGATTTATAAACTTTTGTCATTGAGCCATCTCCGCCAACAGAAACGGATTTTACCATAGACATATAGTTAGAACCATGAAAGTTGTTTCTATTATCGTTCTTACCATGATCCCATACCTGATTGTTTTTAAAAGATATTAAGTTGTTATTTACATGAGAGTAAGAAGATGAGTTAAAACTATACCTAGTTTTCCAAGCCTTTCCTCCGCTGTGATCAAACGATGTGGTATTTACAAAAGGCTCCTCGCTTGATATTTCTAAATCTGCTAAGCTGCTAGATAAAGGCGTATTTATAGATAACCCTTCTTGCACCTCTGTGTTTATATCCTCAGGTCTTAAGAAAGAAACTATAAATTCATTTTCCATAGGATCAAATCCACCAACAATTCTTAAGTCTGATTTATCTAAAGTATTTGAAGAGTTTAGCAGTCTGTTAAACTGTCTTCTAAAATATTCTTCCATACCTAAGTTAGAAATATTCTCTACAGTCTGTCCTCCTGGGTCTAGTCTTGAAATTCTTTTATTGTGCTTATCAGCAAAGTAAATGTACCCATCTATTTCCACGACAGATTCTGGATTACCTGCTGGTCCACCTTCTCCGAAATAAAACTTAGCTGAATTAAGCACCTTGTCAGAAAGATTAACTGATTCTGCACCCTGGGCAGTAGAAGTTATTGACCTATCAACTGGAATAATAGCAGCTTTATTTTCTTGAAGTGTTGTAATATATTCGTCTTCTCCAGCTATGTAGTTTAAATCTCCATGCTTTTCAGGTAAATTAAATGAGTTTTGTTCTTGATCGGAAAACGATGTATGACGTAATCTAAATTGACTTGACTCAGTTTTATCTGAAAATATTACTGAAGCTTCCATGCGCTTTCTAAAAGCGTCATTGTCAATAAAGTTAGGTTTACCATAGCCTTTAGCTACTGTTCTATACAAGTCTGTAAGTGCTTCAGTTTCAAGATAATAAGGTAAAAATCTAGATTGAGAGTTGTCATTACCCTCCTCATCGACGGCAATTAAATCTACAAACTCGTTATTTACGTACTCCCTTGTATTTAAAGGCACCGATCTAAAGAACACATCACCTTCTTCAATTAAATGCCCTCCAGGAGGCTGTTCATGCACATAAATTTCTTCGTCCGCAATCAAAGATTCGGCAGAGCTAAAGACAACTCTACCTCCATAGCTTGTTTCAAAGTACGGCTGAGTCTCTTCATCAGATTCTTTTAAAGGAGATACGATTTCAAATATACATCTCTTAGCCCAATTAGATGTTTGTGAAGCAATATCTAATCCAGTAAATCCGTTTGCGTTAGCATTGTCTGTAAGAACTACAAACTGACCGTTTCTTTTTAACTTTTCCACATCTTCGTTTACACCAGATAAACCGCCATCAGAATACAATGGGTGATCCTCTAACAAGTCATTTAATGTTTCTACACCAACAACTGTAAACTCATAAGATGGAGGAAGAAACACTCTTTCTGTTTCATTTTTGTAATAGCTTATAACTCTAAGCTTATCTCCTTTAGAATATCTGTATAAAGTAGGCTCGTCTGTATCTTTATCCCTAGCTCCATACGAATTAGAGTAAGACATTCTAGCTCCTTGCAAATAATTTAAAGAAACATAAATTTTGTTTTTCCCAGAGTCGGTATTTTTTTCTATAAATGCATCGCCAGCTACATACTGTATAAATCTTTTAGCTTCATTCCTGTTGGAATAAAAAATCTTATAACGATCAGCCCATTCTGGAGCTTTGTGTTTAAGATCTATATTAATAGAAACAGCACCTTTAGGCTCTCCTGGTCTTTCTTCATCAGAATACCCAGGAACATACACACTATCAAGCTTGTTTACCGAACTCCTTCTACCTCTTTTATCATAATATACTACACCAAAGTCATGAGAAGCCCTTGTTTTAAATGAAAGCTCTGTGTCTCCAAGAACAGCAAAATTTGAATCTACAGTTATGCTGTCAAAAACAGGAGCATCAAAGGCCCCCTCTTTAACTGGAGACAAAGACGCTGCATCTTCTGCAGCAGATACAGATAAATAGTTTCCAACTAAGTCTATATAAGGCATGTTAGTTACAAGACCCAAAAGAGTGGTGTTCCATACACTTCCAAATCTGTTATGTACAGGCACGCTACCCGTAGGGCTTTCACTTAGACCCTCAGTAGGATACACTCCATACGGAACCCCAGAACTTTCTGCTTCATTAGCTGATACAATATTAACAGCTCCTGAAGTAACTCCCGTAGTGTCACTATATATAAATGTTGTAGTAGCACCATCAGGAGTGTATGACAACACATCTCCAAGATTAAATGCTGGTGTAACAATATTTTCTAACTCTCCATCAATACCAAGAGTAGAGTTAGAAAAAGGATTGTTCGGCGACATTTGCCCGCCAGGACCGCAATCTCCATCAACTACACATAAATTAAGAGATGCAAATCCACCAACTCCCTGGTAATCAAAAGAAGTTACATACCCTCTCCATGTTTTAGAAAGAGTTCCCTCTGTGTTCATTCCAGTTCCTCCATTAAAGCTAATAATTTTTCTCCCTAAAAAGTGAGCAAAGCCATCGGAAAAATCATTAAAGTTTCCATAGTATTCAATGCCAAAATTATCAACTTCACCATAGGGCGCAGCTGAAAATTGAGTTCCTGGAGGGCAATTTGAAAAATTTATCGTAGCGCTGTACCATTGATCAAATGCATTTGAGTTCACTCCATCAGAATCTAAAGCTAACCAAGATCCAATTCGATAAGGCACAGCGTCCTCCCGAACTTGATTTTCGCCAAATTCATCCTCAATAGAGTTATCCATTCCGTCTGGCAAGGCGTACATAGTACCCTCGGTATAAGCTTGACTAAGATATAATCTACTCCCATTAAAGGTTTTAAATCTTGAGCCCCTTACGTATGGCCAAAAAATATTTCTTTGTGTGCCGCCAGATACAGCACCTCTATTATCAAAAATTCTCCAAGGAGTGTCAGGTTTAAACGTAACACGCTCTCCATCAGAACCCACCTCTCCTCTACCCATAGCGGGCTTAGGGAAGCAGCTAAAAAAAGAGTTGTCATAATCCGCATCTATATCATAGATTTGAAAGAAATAACCCTTTTTAGTTCCTGTTTGTGTTACGCATTCACCTGGATCTGAAGATGCTTGTGATCCTCCAACGGAAAACCCATCTTCAAATCCACTAGTTGGAACTCTTCTCATCCTAAACTTAACGTCAGCTTTATTAATTATAAAAAATCCTCCACACCCTCCAGCTGATTGGCCTACTTCATAAGGATTTATTACACACACAAGCTCTGCAAAAGATGACGTTTGATCAAACTCTTGCTCGTTAGTTAATCCTAAATCTAGTTCTATAATTGGCTTTATCGGTCTGTTGTTTTGTGAATCAATTGCATTGATAAGAACAACATCAAACTGAGATAAAATTAAATCTGATACATTGTTTGGCTCACTAGAAAAAGAACTGCCAGAAGCAATTAAAATATCTATAATGTCGCTAACATCACTGTTTGTGATAGAGTTTTGAACTTCAAAAGTAAAACTAATGGGTATTTCTTTTATGCCAAGTATTAGAGGAGCTGCTGGGTTTGTACCTATCCTTACCTCAGATGCTCCATTTTCCACATCGTTCCAAGTCAGAACACCTACATCTGAATTCTGGTCAATACTATCCCCTGAAACCCCATCGTTATTAAAATCACGGAACAGATTTAAGCAGTATTGTTGTGTTGTGTTGCCTCCGCCAAAAACATTTGAATTATTAACTAGTTCATCTGTAATCATAGCAAAACCACCAAATGAATTCGAGGGTTGCCACTCATCATCAAAGCTGGTTATTTCATTAACCGTCCTGTGCTGAGAGCCTATGTAAGAACCCTTTTCGTTGTAAACATGAATATTTCTTGTTGGTTTAAATTTTATATTTACTTCATATACACCAGGTGATATTATTTCAGGCAGACCCGCTGTATCAACAACAAAGGCTGATAGCTTTCCTCTATATATAATTGACTTACAATCAATATCAAATGTTTTAAGATCTGCGAATCTGTCTTTGTAAACTACCGTTGAGTTGGAGCTTGTTGGGACTTTATCAAATCCTTCTTGATAGTTACCGTACATTAACCTATTGCCAGACACAGCTTGTGACTGAGCTATAGCTGGAAGTTTGTCAAAGTTTTTAGATGATTCTTTTAAAGGTATGACAGGGTAGATTCTTTCTTTATAAAAGCTGTATACACCCGCAGTTTCTTCATCCCCTACAAACGTGTAATTAATGTTATTAAAGTCTTCATTAGCGCCTACCTGATCGATTAGTTTCCATACACCTCCATCACCTTCTTTATATAATATTCTTATATCCCTAACTTCGTTGTTTTGTTTAGGTATAGTTAAAAGCATATTATTTGATATAGATACTTCTTCAGGAGTTCTATTTCCAAGCGTAGCTATAGCTGGAGGGTATGCAACTTTAGAGAAAGAAGATAAGGAACTTACGTACCCATTTTTGTATACATTCTGATATGCAAAGATTAAACCCTCTGAGCTTTTAAAGTTGCTTTCAAGCTCTATGCCATTTTCATTAGTAACCGTCTGAAAACTAAACTGTATTGGTTCTACTGGGACTCTTGGGCAAGCATTAATAAAATCTCGTAACTCTTGTCCAGAGTAATTAAAAGGGTTTCCTGTAAACTCCTCGTCAGTTTCAATACATCTACGCACATTAATAGACTTCGGCTCATTTTTATTATCCGTAAAGAATAACATAATGTCCGTTTCAGGATCGTCACCTGCAAAAGGATAAACTAATGTTTCTAGTTGTTCTGTATTAAAAGGCATATGTGTTTAATTTAATCTGAGTCTTCAACAGTAAAGCCATAGACAGCCAGCAGTGCAAGCATATCAGCATTTGATACAAATCCATCTTGATTAAAGTCCCCTAAAAGATCATCTCCAATAACTCCAAAGTTTTGCAAAAAGTCAAGGAGATCCTGTGCACTTATACTACCATCATCATTAAGGTCAAAAATAGGATCAGCAAGATTTATTGAAACCCCTTCATCTGAGGCATCAGTGTCGGCATCAGAATCAATATCAGAGTCGACATCAGGATCGGGATCAGGGTCAGGAGGAGGTGGCGGAGTATAAGGACATCCAAAATTTTGTATTGGGATATTAAGGAATTGTAACACTTGGCCAGTGCCTGAAACGGAACCATAATTTGTTCCAGCAATATCGCCAAAAACATTTTCATACGGAACAGAAAATACAGGAATCTCGTAAACATTACCTAGAGTATCTTGAATGTACCAAGTTGTTTCTGCTCCAACATTAGGAAATTCTATTTCAGGTATAGGAGGATAAATAGCATTTGTCGAACCAATAGGCCCTGACTGTTGCTGTAAAAGCTCTGTCAAAGGTTCTTGAAGGGCAAAAATAAAAGAAGCATTTGTTATTCCATTAGGAGAGTTTTCTTCTGTTACATAGTCACAGAAATTAAATACCGTAGCGTTTGCAATTGCATTTTGTATTGCGAGTTCTTCATCTATTTCAAACTCAATCTCTTGATCTTGATCAATTGTACTATCACCCCCCAAAACAGCCTGATCAACCTCAATAACAGCTTCTTCTTCTGGGTTTGTTTTAACCCTAATCACATCACCTTTGACAAAACCATTCCTGTCAAAGTTTAACTCAGGTGTTTGAAGTATTAATCTGTATGTATTTGTTATTGCGCTGTATGCAAAAACACTGTGGTTGTTATTTTCATTCCAAACAAAAAAGTACACAACACCTAAAGTTTCATCCTTTGTGCTGCCTATAACTACATTCTCCCCTGCTGGGAATCCAGCTGACTCATGTGCTACTAAAACTTCATTAGTCCCTTTAATATTTTTAAGAACTCCAGCTCCACCCTCCTCATCACCTGTAACGGTAATGTTGAGAGCATCAAGCATTTCTGTTGGAGCCATTGCTCTAAAATCCTTAGAAGTTTGTAGTATGCGTGGTGTTAACTTATCTATCATACCTTAGGAGACTGTCTAAAGTTCTTTTGTATTACTTGTAATGCTTCTTCTTTGGTGAAGTTGGTTAGCCTTGCATTTGCTTTACGGCGCTCATTATAGTACTCTGATCTAGCTCTTGCTTTTTCACCCATAGGAACTTGAGACTTTCTTTCAATAAGCTTATAGTATATGTAAGCTCTTAAAGCTTCTTCTGCATACACGTGCACTTGAGGGTCAGAAGATCTAGCTTCGTCAGCTATATACTCAATAACAACTTCAGTGTAAGCTGTCGATGTGTCTATATCTATTCTGTTTTGATCTAAATTTAACCTGTAAGATCCTCCTCTATGCCCGCCTCCAACTCCGTAAAGTCTACCATTACTTGTTCCGTGGACAAAGTTCCTAAACACAAAAGAATTAAATGCGTCATCTAAATCAGTATCTTGTGAAGCTCCAGCTGTAGAAGACTTTGAATCTACCCTGTCAAAAACACCATCACCATCTGAATCAGCAGCTGATGCAGAAGTTCCAACAGCCGTACCAGAACTATTAGCGTAAGATTGAGAGTAGTTAATATTTTTATTTTCAGTAAAGACTACAACAGATCCATTTTCCCCAACGACACCTAGCTTAATTAAATCTACAAAATCGTCAGGCAACTCAACAGTATTGTTTGATGTTGTTACATCTAGTTTTAAGGATTTGATTGTTTTACCTAAATCAAAACCAATTTCTCTCAACCCTCTTAGAGCAAAGTTATGTATAGCAACTTGAGAAGAATTAGATGAATAATCTCCTTCTTCTTGCGTTAAGATAAAATCTCCTACTATTTGACTTAATAATACTTTATTTCTTGCCATTATGCTTGAGTTTCTTCAGTTGTACCATAAACCTGTACTTGCTGATCTCTAAGGTTAATCCCTATCATCTTTGCTATTTCTGCAATAAGCTCCTGCTCATAGTGCTTTGGTAATTCAAAGTCTTGACTTGCTGTTTCATTAAATGCTTCAACGGTAACATTGTTAATATCAACAGTGTTTACTTGATAACTAGGCACCAAAGGAGTTCTTAAGTATGTCAATATCACTCTACTTATTGCCGTTGGAAAAACCTCTATATCCTCTGATATTAAAGCCACTGGATACTCTCTAGTCGGAGCCGACAGATTACTAGATAGAAGTTGGTTTACTTTATGTTCGTCATACAATAAGTGTATGTTTGTTTTTGCTCTACCTCTAGCTCCTGTTAAACTACAAGAAACAGCAAAAGAAAAATCTATAGGCTTTTCAAAAACACCAGTAGTGTTGTTCTTAATAAGTTCTTCTTTTCTTCTTAATACAGACAAATCAGATTTAGAACGAGTAACCATAGACAAGTGTGCAGCCCCATCAGCATTCATCCTTCTTAACTTTTTACCGTTGTAAAGATCTTCAAATATTTCGTTAAAGATGTTAAGCTGAGCAATCCTAGCGAAGTCATTAAAAACCAAAGGAGAGACAAATCCCTTTTGGTCTTTATTAACTAAATTCTTTACTGCATCATATACCGACTGTACACTTATCATATTATAATATTTACAACAAATATACGAAAAAGGCCAGCACTGGGCTGACCTCCTTGTTTAGCATGAACTACGCAGTATTAAGCTAACCCTTCTAATTGTGTTTCAATATCTGCTAGCACTAATGATCCCTTATCTGTCATGCAGAATCTAGATAAGATATCAATGCTGTCTTGTCCGTGAGGTACTGAAACTATAATACTATTTGAATCATACCATCTAACAGAATCTCTTGAGTCTTTAATAATCTGATAATCTAAAGCTTGTTTTATAATTGCCTTGCACTTAACAATAGGGTCATTAAAAGATTCTATAAAAGATTTAGGGCTTTCTTTCGCCTTCATTAAAAGATCTCTTTTGATCTCAGTCATTTGGCGATTTATATTCATTCTGTAGAATAAAGCAACAGCTAGCAAATCATTTGTGCTTGAGTTCTTAACTAAAGAAATAGCATCAAACATTTCAAATTCTTTATCTACTACATCTTGAGCTTCAAGACCTTTATCCATCAGTTTAAACTGATTGCCTCCATTTGCTACATTAGAGGGGTGTATCTCTAAAAACTTTTTTAGGTTAGGTTTATTATGCATTACAGTTAAATAACCATCTCTAAAAATTATAGGTTCAGACTTACTGTTTTCAGACTGCTCATCTTGCCATATAGAATTTTCATTTGGGCAGTAACGAGCTGTTCTAATACTGTCAGTTTCTGGATCATACACCGACAGCTTCCTACTCATAAGCATGTAAGCTGGACCTTTATTAGTAAGAGACTCATACACTTGGTTTGAGTTGTTGTCTAAAGATCTTTTAAATGTAGTTGGTTGTTTTTTTGGTTGCGGCTTAGGCGCTTCCATTACCACCTCTTTTGCTACAGCATCCTGAGGTTTAGACTGTCCTCCAGTCCTTCTTGTTTTCTTTTCCATTAGTATTAAATATTAAATTAAAATCGTAACAAATATAACAATAAATGCTATACGTTTTAAGAGTCCTTAACCTCTGACGATCCTGTGTATCTAGTAGACCAATCCATTTCAATAATAACATTAACAAACCAGTTGGCACTACCACTTAGGTCGGCATCAGCTTGAATGCTTATTGCCATATTATCTCCAACATTTAAAGCAGCGTTATCAAAATTAAAGTATGCAAGATGGTTGTCGTCTGTAGAAGCTATTGCTAGTGTTTCAGACTCAACAGATGTAGGACTAAGACCAGGAGGTTGGTTGATTGGAGTTTTTTCTACAGTAAGTGTAAGATTTCCGTTACCCGTAGTAGCGGCAGGCAGTTTAATAATAACACTTTTAACCACTATGTTACACGGACAAAGCCAATCTGTTAAAGTATTACCGTCTGACGTTGTTTCTTGAGGAGGGTCTGCTAACGGGAGATAGTGCTTAGTAGTGCCTATATCATCAAAAAATTGACAGGTAATAAAATGCATTGTTTTAGCCGTAAGAGAGCCATCAACAGTTAACTCCCCAGTGCTAGAATTAAAAGAAAGATTACTGCCAGTTTTAGGAGCTAGATCACCAGTTGCTGCAGTAACAAATAATGGGAAGCAAGTAGTGTCTGATGATTCATCAGCTACTGTTACTGTGGTAGGAGTTCCAGTAGGCACAGTCTGAAAACTGCATGTTCCATCTCCATCTTCTCTTAAAAATTTTGTTCCTCCAGTCTCCCCAGTAGAAGCAACATTTACCCCCTCTATTGAATCTGTTGTTGTAGTTACAACTATAGAAGAAATGGCGGTTACGTTTTTTGTAAAGAACGTATCGTTAATATCATCATACTTAAATACTGTAGCATTTGAGTTAGCTATTTGAGATGAAATAGCAGTAATAACATCTGTTGCTTTACCAGAAGTGACGGTTAATGTAACAACCGTTGTAGCCTCCTTTCCATCTTTATGTGTTTCAAATCGTAAGGATACTGAAGTGTCACTTGTGTACTCAACAATCTTAAGTGCAGAAGCTGGTATAGTATAAACCTCTGTAGACCTTCTTATAAATAGAAACTGTTTCATTGCTTACAAATATACGACAAAAGAAAAAGGCCCGAAGGCCTTTCTCGTGTAGTATGAATAATCACTATTATCCAACAGTAGGTGTATCCATAGCTCCTGTCTCATTACCTAGTTCTAAGATCTTCCAATAAGATCCTGTCCACTGGCAAATTGCGTAGTCTCCAACAGTTGTCATTCTAATAACATCTAAAGAAGCTGACTCAGCATTTGTAAGAGTTACATCAACATCATCACCACTAGCGCTTTCGGCAACATACTGAATCTTTTTTAGTTGACCTGTTTTAAGGCCAGCTGGTAAAGAAGCTTTGTCGTCTGCGTTAGCACCAGTAATTTTTGTTAAATAATTAGTGACAGATATTACTGTATTTGTTCCAGATACTGTAATAGCATCTGCCGATCCGTCTGGGATTAAGGGAAATAAAAATTCTGCCATGATTAAAAGTATTAAAGATCAGAGAGAAGGGCCTAAGCCCAACTCTCATCACTTAGTTAATATTATGCTCCACGTAATACAACGTGCTGGTTAGCAGCACGAGTTACTAGCTGACACTCAGAACGGTAGTGGAACTTAGCAACGTCAGAATCATCTGTCTTGTTACCAATTACAGCACCACCAGTTACCCAGTGCTCTAGCTCACGAGAGTATCCGTTTGACTCTTTGTATAACATCTCAAGAGCTGGTGCAGAAACACCAGACTGAGGATCTACATAAGATGCCATTGGAACCATAGCCCCTCTGTACTCTGCAGCAGTCATACCTCCAGCAAGCTGTGGATCATTCATAAGCTTCCAATCGTGCTTGTGGAATGTGTATCCACCACGAGTGAACGACTTGAATCCAAGCTTTACGGCCATATCAACATCGTTGTTGAATGCTCCGAACTGTCCAGCAAGACCAGCAGTATTTTGAGTTGCAACCCCATTAGCAAGCATATCATCAATATCTAAAGAAGTACGACGGTCAATGTACATAGCGTACTCAGCTGGCGCTCCTTCTTTATCTAGCTCGATAATAATGTTGTCTAGTGTTCCCATCTCATCAAAGATTCTAGTAGTAGCATCTCCTGTAGCAGTGATACCACGTGCAGCTACTGCTGCGAAGTATCCTTCTGAACCAGCTACTGCTCCTGGTAGGGCGCTGATATCTCCTGAAGTAGCTTGCTTAGCAGAGAAAAGCATCATCATCTCACGCTTATCCATAAAGCGAGCACGAGTTTCTTGCTCACCCTTGATGTACCAACGGTAGTCTCCGTTACCAACATTTACATAACCAATGTTAGTAGCTTGAGAACCGCTTACTTCGTACATATCTTTTAGGATATTGTATGAGTTACGGAAACGTAATAGCTCCGCAGTTTTTGATACTACTCTTTCTCCAGCAGCTCCGCCTTGAGCATGAGCGCTACCAATGATAGCTAGCTCTTCATCGTCAACAATTTGTCCAGTAGCATAAGCTGTTCCATCCATACGGTGAACCTGGAACGTAAGATCCGAGTTAGATACAACATCTACAAGGAAAGTATGCCCTGAAGTAAGACCTAAAAGAACGTCACCTACATTGATAACCTCATCAGCGTTAGATACAGCAGTAGGTAAAGAACCTACAGCAACTCCGTTAACTAAGTCAAATGTAACTACAGCGTGAGTTCCTCCGTCAGATGGAGCTCCATTTACTGTAATCTTTGTGTGACGACGACCTTCTTGGTACCACTCGATGAAGTCTTGATTACCTCCAGAACGAACAGCTCCTGTCATCTTTAAGAAACCAGTAATACCTTGGTCCCCGTATGTTTTGATTAGTTCTTCACGAACATCTCTTTTGTTACCGTTAAGTAGCTCCTCAACAGTAGTATATTTTTCAGGCGTGTTAAATAACCCACCTCTAATCGGTGCAACGTCGGCTTGGTTGCCCGATGCAACATCTATTGCCATGTTTTCTTAGTTTTTAAATTTTAACATTCATAATACCTCTATTGCCTAGCTGTTGTTTTAATTGCTCTGCAACAGAGTTTACGTTTTGATTATTAGGAGTCTGTGCTGTGTTGACATTTACATTCGCAGCTTTGTCTACTAGACTTCTTTGACCATCTCCTAACCCCTGCCTATAAGCACTGGCTACAATACTATCAATGTTATCTAAAACAACTCTGTGAGAATTTAAAGTGTCAAAATCCCAGCTGCCATCCTCTCCAATATAGCGGTCAAAATAGCTATCTAAATTTGAGTTAGAATCCTTTACACTTGATCTAAGATTATCATCCATACCGTATGTAAAAGATTTTCCATTACCTAAGTCAAATTCAATACCAGTCATGGCATCAACTTCATTAGACATTTCACTAACCCAATCTTCGTTAACTATAGACTGCGGTGAAACTGATGGATCAGGAGCATTGTATTTCTGTCGAATCTCTTCAATAGATTGCTTTGCTTTCTGAGCATCAATTTTTAATTGCAACTTCGAAAGTTTTAACTCGTCCTCTGAATAAAGATCAGAGTCTAACTTATACTTATCCTTGATGAGCAAGTTAATTTCTTCTGGAGCTAAGTTTGGATATTCCGCGGCAAGATTAACTCTTACTGCTGTCGCATCATCCATTTCGGATGGGTTAAGCGACTGGTATGCAAACCAATCTCTAGGCGAGCGACCTGTCGTTTCGACAAAGTCTGCTATTGCTTTAACTCTTTCATCACTGAAAGCTTCTTGTTGCGCTGGAGTTAGATCATCAAAACTCGAAACTTCTCTGCCCAGCCTTTCGCTGAGAAAACCAAGGACTCCCGATTCAACGTCTTCATCACTGTATTCTTCATAAGATTCGACACCCGTCGGTGCAGATTCTTGCTGAAAATCTTGAACCTCTGGTTGAGTCTGTGCTTCTGGTTGAGCAGGCACAGTCTCTTGAGGTTGTTGTTCTTGTTGTGGCTGACCCTGCAGGTCAGACTGAATTGACTCCTGAAGCTGCTCAGGAGTGTCGACAAATTCTACTTTGTCAAAAGTTTCTTCACTCATATTATATTAAATTAATTTATTTTTATTCTCCGAAGTATGCGATTACACCTCCGTCAGCATCAGCATCAATAGTAAATGATGCCCATCTACCATAGATAGTCATTCCCTCTGGAAAAGATGTTAGGTTAGAGTCGGAACCAGCATTGATAATCTGACCTCCAGAAGATGCGTTACCCTTTTCATCTGTGCCATCACCAAAAGATAAGCCTGAAGTTCCTCCTACTGGAGAAAGCTCATCAAAAGTAGTGTTAGCTAAAAACTGAATAGCTACAATTACATGACCTGCTGGTGGTAATACCTGTGTGTTTGCGTTTGTGAACGAACAACCAAACTGACCAAAAGCCATCTTGTTTGCTTTACCGTTATTTGATAATTTACTCATTATGATAATGTTACTGCTGAGCTATCTAATCCGAACACAGCAAATTCAACTAGGCTGTCTACTCGTGTAGCGTACACCTTGTATGTTTTATCCACTGCAACTGGAATAAAAGCAAACTCATTTCCTGGAATTTTAGCAACAAGAGCGTCTGAGTCGGTGTCGTTGTATATGTAAACGTAATTTTCTCTTTCTACTTCTAAATTTTTTACATAGAGATTTGCATTCACGAGCTTGTCGTCAGCTTTATACACTACCAATGCATCATTATGGACTGCAGTCTTTAAAACTTTAGCACGCCCAATAGATCCACCATCAGCAACAATAGATGCAGCTGTAGTAATATCGACAGCTGTAGTTAATACATCTGAAGATGTTAGCCTTAATGAAGCTCGTATGCTACCCATTATGCTTCAAAAATTAGTAAGTACTCTACAGTTAATGCAGTGCTTACACTAGGAGTAACACAGATGTCGTTTGCTGCATCGTGAGCAGACCAAGGAATAAACATCCAGTCTCCTGCGTAAAGTCTACCAATCTCTTCTGGTGTTCCTCCAGAGTCTCCGATAGAAATAGTAACGTATTCAGTAGCTACTGTGCTAGTATTTCTAATGTAAAGCTTGTGAGCTCTAGCAGCTGTGTACTCACTACCTTCGAATAAATTAACTAAAGATGTAGAAGAAAATGTTTTTCTACCAACACCAGTAGTTTGGTCTAATCCAGTTACCGTACCAGCTTTTGTAAGTGTTGCCGTTGTAGACAACGATAGAGCGTCACCAGTTAGGTCAGCGCTCGAAAGTGTTAATGTTGCAGTTGTTGTTGCCATAATTAATAGTTATTTATGCAAATATAGTTATTATTTCTTTTTCTTCTTTTTACCTCCACCAGCTCTAATCTTAGCCGCTTCCTTTTTTCCGAAAGCACTTTTCACACGAGCCATCGCCCATGCATGTTGAGATGTCTTAGGTCTGTTGCCAGAGCTCATATAAGCAGCAAGGCCTCGCTTGTATACTTCTTTCTCCGCAGCATCAAGCCCAGACATACCGCCGCCTTTCTTGCCTCCTTTCTTAAATACTCCTCTTCCTTTAAGAATGTCAGCTTGAGTTATCTTCCCGTCTTTATTAAGATCTGGAAACTTCTTACCACCTTTTTTGTACTCTGGTTTCTTTTTCTTTTTTACCTTCATAGCTTATCTCTTTCTTTCATTAAAGCATCCAAATTTTTTGGATACGGTTTACCTTTTTTATATATAGCAGCAATCTTACGAATAAGCTCAGCCCTTCGTTTAGGGTTCTTACTACCTTTAAGATATTTTTTATTTATCTTCACGACTTTGGGTGGTCTGCCATCTTGAACTTAGCTTTAGCTACAGCTCCAGGATGCGGTTTATAATCACCTTTCATGAGGTAGTACCTACCAGATTCCTCCATCCAGTGAAAACCTTTAGGCGGATCAATAGATTTTGTTTTATTTACAATAGTAAAATTTTTAGTTTGTTTTCCTTTTACTGTTTTCATTACCACTTTACTTTATTAGCCCACCATGCAGCAGACATTTTACCTTTTGCTATATTTTTACGATGCCTTGCTTTAAATGATTTGCGTTTAGCTTTCATTCTTGCAGACTCACCAGACTTTGCTTTTCCTGCAGTGCCTTTTAACTGCCCTACCTTTTTCCCCTGTTGTCCAAACCTTATTAATTTAATTTTATCCCCTTCCTTAGCTACAACTACGTGAGACTTTGTTGGGTGGTTAGGAGTACGCTTAGCTTTATTGTAGCCAGATACACCAGCTCTAGCCAACCTAGGATCTTTTTTCTTTTTTGCTTTCATTAGAACGCACTCATTATAATTTCATCAACCGCCTCTTGTACATCATCTTGTGTAGCTTCAAGCTGCATCATAATGTTTGCTTGGAATCTTTCTACCTCTTCTCCGTCATTAAATACAATAACTGTTGGGACCACAACGATCTTATGTTCTTTTTGCAGGTCTGGTTCAGCAGCTATGTCTACACGACTTCCCTTACAATCACTTAAGTCGTCAATCCAATCTACACTATTAGCAGAGTTAAAACTTGCGTTAAACTCAACAACACATACTCCTGAATCTGGTATACCCATACCAAAAGACGTGACCGCAAATAAACATATGTAGATTAAATTCTTCACTGTAGCTTATCTATTTTTTCTTCGATGCGGTCAAGATCTTCTTTAAGTTCTGACACATCTTCTTGCGTAGTCATAATAGTCTGTCTCACTAATTGATCCTTCATATCAAACTCCATACGTGTAATCTCTGGATCTGCTGGTTCTGGTAATTCTTTAGCTAAAGCTATATCAGCCTGTAAAGTAAAGTACATGCCTATTAAGGCTGCAAGGCCAGCCGCACCCATCCCTATTGTTTTTAGGTCTAGCGTTACTTTAGTATCTTCTCCAATTTGTTTAGCCATTACAATATCACATAATTTAATCCAACAGAGAAATCGTGCCATTCTCGATTCCAATACTTATTGTATTTACCTTCTAAGAATACACCAAGACTCTTATTTATTCTCCATCCAAAGATAAGGCCTGCACCGTAATCTAACCATTGCCCTCCTTCGGTAGTCTCAAAGTAAGAATACTCATCGTCTGTTTTAAGATGATAAGGCATTACGCTTACCCAGTTATGCATCCAAAACTCCTTAGAGTACTTGTAGTAATCATATCCTACAACTAAAGAGTAGTTCCAAACATTCGGGAGCTCACTTCTTTTTCTAGCAACATAGTCGTCAATAACCTGAGGTATAACAACCTGCTCCCACACATCAACGCTATTGGCTACAAGTGTACCATCAGGCGCAAAATATTCTCCACCTTGCACATCTACAGTATAACCTTCTTGTAAGGCAAGACTTGTGTAATGTATATTATTATTTGATAACACCCACTCTTCTAAAGGATTGTATCCGTATGGTTCAGATATACGCTGAGCCACTCCAATATTAAAACTAAGACGATCATTTACATTGAGTCTCAATCTTTGAGATCCTTCAAAATATTCTACATCAGCAAAACCATCTTGCAAGTATTCAGCTTTAGCTATCCAGTTTTTAGCTACATAACGCAAGAAGTAGTCTTGATCTAAAAAATTTCTACCCTGCTGTCTACGCCAGTCAGCTTCAAACAAAAACTCAAATCCTTTTACTCTACCTATAGTAGCAGCATCACTGTATGATTTTTCTGTACCATCATAGAATACGTTAGCTCTGTTTTCATAACCAAACCTAGCGATCTTACGAACACCTGCTGTAAACGAATAATCAAAAGGCGTTTCTAATACATCCGTTTGCAATCCATTAGTAACAGAATAAATATTATCATCAGCTACAGAATTACCCCCACTAAAAGCTGTATAGAATGTAGCAAACTTAAATGTCTTTTTTAGAGTCTGTCCTTTTACTTCTAATGATGTACCTAGCATAAACACTAGGATCATTATAGCAATATAAATTATTGGAGTAAGATCTCTTTTATGCGTCATCACACTTCAAATCCAAGGTTTAATATCATAAATCTGAACTTACTTCCAAAGCTAACTTCTAATATCGTAAGCGTTCCTAGTCTAAAAGAAAGCTCATACACTTCTTTTTTGTTGCCAGCTTTCCAGCTATTTATCCAATTAATCTTCATGACTTAATAATTTTCTTTTTTATAATTCTAGAGTTATGTTGTATTACCATTTCATACACACCATTGGAAAGATGTGAGAGGTCTATAGTTTTATTAGAAGTTTGTATAACAGATTGACCTAAATGGTTATACAAAGATATCACTGCTGTTGATGGAGCTTGTATGTATAGTAATCCGCTTGTTGGGTTTGGGTATACATTATATATATCATCTATATCGTACACACCTTGCGGCCATCCTTGCTCACAGTACGAGTACAAATCCATACACGTTTCATCCCATGCAACCTCGCAGCAGTATGGGTCAACATCTATGATCCATGCGTAACACCCGTCATTCAACCAGTAAGGTTCTCCAGGCCCACCTATACAACCTGCATCATACAAACAAGCTTCTTCGTCAGAAGTATTAGCCAACTCATTGTAATTGAATGCATCAGGGTCCATACAGTCAACTAAAACTTCAATACACGAACCGTTGTCTGTATTAGCCAGCTCATCATAATTAAGAGCATCAGGATCAGTACAACCATAAATGTAAGGTATACAGCTAAAATCTTCTGTGTTAGCGGATGAGTTATAGTTAAGCATGCTAGGATCAGTGCAGCCATAGATGTAAGGCTCACAATTAGAAGGGTCGTACTCAGCATTTGCAGCGGGATTATAATTAAACATGCTGTTATCGGTGCACCCATAAACAAAAGGCTCGCATTCCCCATCATCTATATTTGCATTAGGATCATAATTGTAAGCTAATGGATCCATGCAACCATATATATAAGGTATACAGCTATCATCATCTACATTTGCAGATGGCAAGTAATTAAATGCTAGTGGGTTCATACATCCTAAAACTACAGGTATGCAACCCTCATTATCTACGTTTGCATCTTCATTGTAGTTAAACGCCTCCTCATCCATACAGCCGAACACCGCTACTGTTTCACAGCTACCATCATCATAGTCAGCCTCATACCCCTGAGTATAATACTCTAGATAGCCAGCCTGTAAACATCCAGCCTGGTAATAACAGCTACCATCTTCTGTGTTAACATTGCTATCATAGTTTTGCGCAGCTTCGTCTGTACATCCGTATGTGTAAGGCTCGCAGTAGTTACCGCATCTTAAGTAAGGGGTATACACTTCATCAGGATCTATTGGATTTAACCAAGGATTAGTTCCCTTTTCAAAAACTATGTTACCGTTAGGACTTATTAGTTTAAATCCACATTGAGATACATCAGTGCTTGTGCCACCCTCACCAAAGAAGCTACCAAACTGAACTTCGTAAAACTTAAACTCTACGTGTGTTTGAGAACTTACTGTTATATCATAGAAGGCTTGCTCTTCTGTGCAGGTAAACGCACCAATAGGTTCACCATCTTGCACAACACCTAGATAAGATCCATCCCAGCCGTCACCACCTCCATCAAATAACATGAGGGTATATTCACACTCAGGGATGTAGTCCATGATATTTGCTTCTGGATCATAGTTAAATGCATTCTCGTTAAGGCATCCTGGAACAGCAGTAGTTACACATAAACTAGAATCATTGTTTGTAGCAAGAGAGTTAAACTCTAAGTAGTCTGGATCTAAACAACCAAATGGCGGATTGTCTGGAGGACATGGGTTTAGTAGGTTAGGTTGACTGATAGCTTCATATCCGTAGTCAGGGTTTTGACCTTCAAATGGCAATATGCTGTATATTGTGTTACCACACTCCGTGTACACTAAAACATCTCCATCAGTAAATCCTCCTGTTGTAGATCCTGCGAGTCCGTCTCCAAACGTGTCATATATGTTAAATGTAAATTCTACACCAAGGGGTATGCAATATTCTGTTGTCACAGTAAGTCCCTCTGTCTGGTAAAAACCTACTTCTTCGCTAGCCAATACTATTGGTATACTATCCGTAGTAACTATTTCCCAACTTGTCTCCCACTGAGAATATGTATCTGCTGTAATGCTCACATAAACTTTTTGTGTAAACAAATCTCCACACTCTGATACTTCGCCGTACTGACAAGATTCTCCAAACTCACTTTCTATACCAGCAAAAGGGTTGTAGTTTGTAGCTAAAGAATCTAAACAACCTATACCGCAGTTAGGGTTTTCAATAATTAGTGTGTCCATAATCTCACCAGGAGATTCTACTATAAAATAATATTCATCATTTGATACAGGTGAAGATGGAACACCTCCATAAAAACTATTAAAAAACCATTGACCGTATGGCACAAACTGCAGATTGTCTAAGTCGTCGCCTCTGTAAAATCCTATTGGTTCACAACCAGGACCAGAAGGCTCCCACATAACTTGAAGCTGTCCCTGGTTTGGCGCAAATGGAAAACAATCAATCTGACCTTGAAGGTCCTGAACGCCACAAGGCAAAGGAGGTAAGCTATCAGTAGGTGGTTGAGCAAAAACTAAACACGGTAAAATAAAAAGCGTAAATAAAAGTTTCTTCATAAAGCAAAGATATTAATTGTTACGGAAGATATTTTTCACCTAAAAGTCTGCCAAGAGCTTTTGACTTTTGATCCCCTATGTCTTTATTAAACGCACCTAATGCAGCTACATAAACTCCTTTACCGTCAGCAAAGTTCTTATTATGAAGAAGAGAAGAACTAAAAATAAAAGAGCCTACATACTGTTTTTGTCTACCAAATCCATCCATATCTACAGTAAATGATATGGGATTTATTCCAACTCCCGCTGAATCATCTGTCCCTCCTGATATAAACCCAACCTGACTCCCAATGCCATTATATATAAACACATCGCCTGATGTTGCTAATTTTCTAACTACAAAAACTTCTGGAGTACCTGAAGTAAAAGGTTCTGTTATATCAAGTTTAAGATCAAAAGTTTCACCTGGATCTGAAGCAGCTCCTCCAGTGGTTCCTGTTGCTGTGTCTTTATCTACAATAGTAAATTTATTTACACCTCCATCACTCCAATTTGCTACGCTAGGATCACTGGTAGGAGTTTGAAAAGACATAACATAACCGTGATGAGTTTCTGAATTAACATCTACTCCAGATCCAATCGGAGGGTTAAGCCCGTCCGAGTTAGATACATCAATAAAAGTTTCTATAATTGTAGGTGGCTTACTAGGCATAAAGCCATCTTCATAAGCTGCCACTACATAAAGAGTCATATCATTCTGAGCAGAGTATCTGTTAGATAAACTTAAAAAGTGAGAAGATGAAGGGTTGCCCTCGCTGCCTTGAGCTTGATCGTCTTCAAAATATATAGCTCCTGTAGTTGTAAAAGGATTAGAAGCGTCGTCGGTATCGTAGATAGGATCTCTAGAAGCATCACCACCACTTACAGCATCATGAGTGGAGCCTTTTGTTCCGTTATTAGTCCATGTAGACACAGAGCCTCCATTGGTAAATCCTTGTCCATCAGCCTGAAAAGCTATCTCTGCATCTGCAAGTATAGTGTTTAATTCAAAAGCATCATTAGGTGAAGATAATGTAAATCCCTGAGGTTTCTTTACTTCAAGTGTAGTAACACCTCTTTCTAAAGAAGATGTAAGGGTTGCTAAAATATCAGTGCTAGACGTAAATGATAGATCTACATTTTTTCTTTTAGGTGCTGTAAAGTTTATAGCCATTACGCATCGTAATCTGTGATATCAGCATTAACAGTAAACTGACCAAAAAACCAAGTTTGATAAAAAGATGTTTCTGCTTTAAAAGACTGTATGTCATAAACATAACTTCCCTCCTGTATATTATCCATAGCTATAACACCACCCTCAATAGTCAAAGTACCATCAGCAGCTCCTGTTGCAGTAAGACCACCTGGTATTCCAGCAGAACTTAATATAACATTATCTCTAGTGGATCTATCCGTAGACGTCCTAACATCCATATTAAATGTATAGTTAGCTGGGTTAATATCAACGGCATCTCCATTTGAATCTTTAACAGTAACAGTAAAAGAAAAATTATCTCCTTTACGAACAGTAATGTCAAGCTCTTGAGCTATATCTAAATTTAATGTAGTAGCCATTTTACTCTGATAATAATTGTGTTATAGTTTGTTCTAAAGGATCTTCTGCTTGGTCTTGTAATTCACCTCTTCTATCCCTCCTTTGAGATATCAACTTTGATTGTTGAACAGCCTGTTTAGTAACACGCTCATCTTTTCTATCCTCTTTAAGAACTTCAATCTTTTCTTTAAACTCCTGATCGTCAGTTTTAAATCCTAACGTAGCCTGAGCTCTAATCATCTCTATCTCTTTACGTTGCTCATGAGTTATTTTACTCACCTCTATTTCTGCTTGAGCTTTAGCTTGAATCTTCTGCATTTCAATCTGAGCTTCAGCTTGAATCTTCTGTGCTTCCATCTGCTGCTTCATTTGCTCAGCTTGCATAGACATCTGTTGTTGCTGCTGCTGCATAGCCATCTGCTCTTGCTGTTTTTTTGCTTGTCTCTTTTTTCTTCTTACCATGAGAAGTCTTTGAGCCTGATTAATATCTTTAAGATCTCTTATAGCTAATACGTCCTCTAAATCTATTTCTTGCTGCCCTAAAGAAACTTGTATCATTTGTTCTAAAGACTGTCTGTCTTGAGCTTCCATATCTTTTACAACCTTAACGCCAAAGTTATACATAGATAAATCATTAAAAGAAGACAAAACTTTCATGTTATTCTCTCCAATAGCATTCGAGTAAACCCTATACACAACAGACTCTTCAGGTAAAATCTGCAAACATTTTACAATGTCAGAGCAAACCTTTTTAAATAACATCATAGATGCATTAGTAATATTATAAATAGCGTTATTACTAGCCCTCATAGCTTGTTCTCTAACACCAACTAAAGAATCCGCTTTAGGAGTAGAAGCATCCATAACTTCATTAATTCCTGTAGCATCTCTAATCAAACGTAAGTAATGGTTGTACAGGCCTATAAGTTCATTAATATTTCTAATACTATTACCTATTTCTCTTACTGGTGGATTCTGAAATCCTCCTTCTGGGTTTTTACTTCTGTAATAAAATACACCAGTTTGTTCATATATGTCGTGCAGCTCTAATGGTTGAAGCTCACCCCCTTTACCTAACTGTACATTTTCTAAGCCTTCAATGTCAATAATCAAACCATCAGGTTTAGCCTTAGCTATAGCTTGCTGTATTTTAAGGTGTGTTATTTGAAGCATATCTGCAAAACCTATACAACTATCTACTAATGACTTAGGACACATTTCTTGCATGTTTACTGCAACTGCAGAGTAAGACATTTTAGCTTTCGATATATCATGAACATTCTTAGGAATGTTTTTCTTTCTGCCGTAGTCAAATAAGTAATCACAACCTAAAACATAGCTACCCCCATAAACAGTTTCTACATTCATCTGATGGGCTGTTCTGTCATACACAGACCCATGCTTTTCTTTATAAGAATACCCCTTATAGTAAAAACCTACATTCCCATGCTTGCTTTCTTTTTCTTCAAAGTGTATACAATCAACACCAAGGAACTCAAAGTCAAGAACATCAACCATATACTCGTCATAACCATACCCAGTTACTCCATTTACTTCATTGTAAAAGCTATAATTAAGTATAGAAGAATCATTACCATACTTTCCAGAAACTTTTTGAGCAATTTTTTCATACTCCTTTTCTGTAAGCTGATCTCCTGCAATTCTTTTTAGTTCTTGTATACTTATTCTTTTAACGTGACCTGCATAAACAAGATCATTCATACCAGGGTCTTCAGTATAACTATGTACAAAGTTTGCTGGATCTACATAATCTGTTTTAATTCCGTAGTTAGGATCGTTATTTCTTTTAACAACAGCCATCCCGCACGCTACTAAATCATTTACACATCTACGAAGAATATTATCATTAAAGTCATTCCACTCTAATGTCATCATTGTTCCTACCTGAGCAGCTATCTCAGCATCAGTCTTAACGCTGGTCCCCATAAAAATTTCAGCCTCCTCTAATGTTTCTGGAATATCGTTTGGATCTCCATTTATTTCTAAGCCATTTTCCTTAAGCTTCATTAGCTCCTTTTTAGCCATAACAGAAGCTTCTATTTTTTTCTTTTCAATATCTTTCTGAGAAGATGAAAGAGGATCTATTGCTTCTACGTTTGGCTGAGGGTTTCTAGATAGTATATTATTTACTACTATCTTAGCAAACTTAGGTAGTATTGGTACTGGAGTATAATCTAAATTTAATAAAGTACCTGTGTTGCCATTAGGGTCTAAAGATGTTAAAAGTTTTTTATATGGGGTTGTATCTTGAGTTCCGTTTGCATATTTCCTACTTCTAACAAAAGTATCTTTTTTGTTTTTAAAGACAGATCTTGAATCAGAAGCGCTTCCCCATTGATTTTCAATAGCTTTTGCGAACTGCTTCCCATATTCCTGCATAGCTTTTTCTTCAGCTTTTGCTAAGGGATCTGGAAACCCTTTGGTATTTTTCCCTTGTTTATTACTGCTATACATGTATTTTTAATAAGCGCATTATTTGCAAATATACTAAACGTATGATTATCATTAGTAAGCCTTAAATCTTCTAAGAAAAACTTTTTCAGAGTAATCAGACTTTTTAATTTTAGGTTTTACTTTTTGAGCTGCAAGTAGACACAATCCTGAACTTATGGTCAAGTCAAACTTTGTTCTATTTGTTATTTGATATCCAATCCAATCCTCTAAAGTTTTATTAAAATACATCTTACCCATCTCTCCAGTATCGTAATTAATACCAACATGATTATGTATATAAGATTCAATCGCATGAGCGTGAGATTGAATAACATCCTGAGAGTTAGAAGGTATACCTTTTGTTTTTGATTTTATTGTTGATGAATTAGCAGCTAATAAATGCCTGGGTCTATCCATTAAATAACCATCATAACCTCTTGATTCAAAGTGTCTTGCAATACCATACTTATTGTTTTCAATTAATATAGGGTACCCGTAAAAAACAGCAGCCATAAGAACATCTTCATAAAAGATTTTTGCTAGAGGTGGGCGGGATGCATACTCAAGTACAAATGTATTTGATGGGTACTCCATATGAAATTTATTGTACAGGTGTAGCGCTCCCTTAGACCCTCGTCCATCGACGGTGGCATCAAGGTCGTAAGAGTCGACCCCGCCTACTCCTAGCTCTGCATTAGGTGCAATCTTTTTTCCTTTACTTAATAGCTTTTGATTTCTTAATTCTGCTGGAGGCATCCAAGCAACTCTGAACCTTCCATTAGGATCTGGAGTAAAGATTACCTCAGTATCTTTTTCTCCTCCCTTCCAATGAAAGTTGCCAGTTACTATAGGATTGGGAAATAGATCGTCGTTAAACTGTATCTGCTCGTATATTTTTCCTATATTAAATAAGCTGCCCTGTATGCTGTCTCTAAAAGCTTCATCTGTTGTAAAGGGAAACTGTCTAACTATTTCATTCAACTCAGAAGCGTCGTGCTTGAGACTGTCCCTCTCATTTTTTAAATACTGCTTAGCTCCAATAGTTATCATTTCTCCATCTAGTCCTTTGACTTCATGTTCTGGAGTATTAACTACAGGCATGCCGTACCTATCAAAAAAACCCTCTAGTGATTCTTGAGCTGGTATAAATAATCTATAAAGTCCAGTTCTAGTCCTCCCATTCGCATTCCTCTCCAAGGGATTCGAATCCTTCCACAGATCCTTGTATTCTTTTCCACCCTTGTCCATTGGATTTACGGTGCTTCCTACTAGAGCTTTTCCGACGATTTTTCTTCCGACGATCAAACAAGTCCTCTGAATCCTCCAAGCGTCTCTTATGTCTGTTGGTTTTTCCCATTTTCCTGCTTCATCTAAATACAACATGTGTAGCTTTTCACCGTCGTATGCGTTGTTAGTTGTGTTTTTCCAATTAATAACTGTGTTTAGCGCTTCACCTACTTGAGATGTTTTATTGTTTTTAGTAATGCGCTTTGATGGTTCTCTAAAAGCTAACTCCATTCTTGGATTCGTTGTACCATCTTGTATGGGTTTAAAGAAGAAAGGATAGTTTCTAAACATATAAACTACCTTCTTCATAAAAATATTCTCCTGAGCGTCCTTACCAGTCTTTGACTGTATGCCCATAAGCTTGTCTTTAACCTGCGTAGCTTCATCCACAAGAACAGAACTACAGATATTAGTGTACCCAGAACGGCGACACTTAGTATATAGCTGACCGATACAACGAGAATCAAACTCGCACGCAGCCATGTGTAAAAATATTTCACGTTGAAAATTTAAAAAGTATGGATATCCTATGTCTAATTTAGTCCATTGAAGCATCATGTAATGCCTCCCCGTAATATATGTAGGTGAACCGTTGTTATAAAACCAAAAACCCTCACGCCTACGCCTAAACTCTTCCTCGATATATGGACGAAACTTTTCTCTAAACTGTCTTGGCATTTCCGCCCACTCATCCATAGATTTAATACGAGACAGTTCCTTGGGCATAGGTGTCCTCTTCCACACCTGCATGTCGTTTGATTTTTTATATCCGATAATGTCTTTCTTCGGCGGCCTTTTTGGAAGGCAAATGAGTAACCCACCGAGTTCGATAAGCTCACCTTCCGTACCGTTGGGACAAATCTTAACAGCAGGTTCTTCATATTCTTCTATGTCTAATAAATTATTCAAAGTCCTCTTCACTAAAGTTTAAAAACAATTCTAGTTGTTCTACTATAGGAACGCAATCTTCTTCTATTATACTTTCAGCATATTTACCAGCACCCCACTCTCCAGATCTTCTTTCATCATAATGGTGTATAGAGTGGCAGTTTGCACAAATAACGTCGCACTTTTCTACTTCAGCCTTTACAGTTTTAAAAATATACCCTTTACCTATAAGCTGAGCAACACTAGATTTTTTTTCGTCTCTATCTCTGTGGTGTAACTGTAAACACCTTTTATCTTTTATTCCACACTCACAACAGCCTTTTTGTTCTTTATACTTATCTACCCACTCGTATATCTTTCTTTTTTGCTCTGCTACATTTTTAGCTCTGCAAGGTATACAAGACTTAAAATATGTATTATTATGAGCCCTATAATAAAACTCAGTTAAAGGCCTTACTCTTTGACAAGTGTGACATCGTTTCATTTTGAGAATCTTTCAGCAAAGCCTCCGCTATAGTCTTTTGACCCCTCTATTTCTCCTGTTGTTTTTAAATCTTTAATCATCTGTTCAAGTCTTTGCCTTTCTATGATTAACTCTTTACAATCAGTTGCTGTTTGTTTTATAGACTGAAGCTCAGCCTTTCGTGCCGAACCATTAATTTCTGGATCCACAGGCTTTTTAACCTCATCAATCATATTATTAATAGCCGCCTCCATGCTTTTCATAAGTCTTTCGGCAGCACTAATAGTTGTAAATTTATTCTTCGATGACATACAAGAAGTCTTCTGATCTTGTTCGGTAATATTCTACGTCGTCTATTTTTATTCTATAGTCTCTGTTTTTACCAATACCGACAACGTCCCCTACTTTAACTCCGAGATAATCGCAGTTACTACAAGCATGAGTAATCCTACCTTGTGTTGGGTTTTCTTTTTTATACTCAACAACCTCTATAACATCTGAAGTTAAATTATCTTCTTGATCAACAGGCTGAAGAAGACACCAAGTAGATAGTGTATTTATCTCTCCAGTTTCCTTACACTTATAAGCAAAAGCTTGAGAGTTCATAGCAACTTCAGGATCATAGAGTACACTATAGCAATCTTCTAATCCTGGTATAGGTTTACCACCTTGAACTACAACATGGTGATGAAAATAAAGAGTATCACCTTCTTTTACTGGGGTTTCAAACTTAAGAGGTGTTGCAACAACTTCCCCACCCATTACTCTATGACGAAATTCGTCATACTTAGTTTCCATGTAGATCTCAGATTCTCCGATCTTCACGGTATCATTAAACTTCTTAGGAAGCTTAATGATAAAATTATACATACCTTTCATTATATTTTATTTAATACCCTCCTCCGCCGCCACCACCG